CGGCGGTGTCTGTGGAGATCACCACGGACTCCGACTTCGACACTTCCGGCGGGGACATCGTGGTCACCGTGTTCGTGCTCGCTCACCTGGAGGGTGTGTGATGGCGCGGTACCGGGTGATGCACTTCTACTCGTCGTCCACGTACGGCCCGTGGTCCGAGGGCGACTTCGTGGACCTGGAGGAAGACGATGCCGCGTGGGTGAATCACGATTCCCCCGGGACGCTTCAGGAGGTGGACCCGGAGGTCCAGGCGGCAGAGAAGGCGGCTGCCAAGGCGGCGACCGTGGCAGCGCTGGATAAGAAGCTGGGGGCCGCGGCCGCCAAGGGCCGGGGCCGCCGCCGGAAGGCCGCTCCGAGCGAGCCCGCGAGCGAGTGAAGGAGGTGACGGGAGGTGGCCGTGGTCAACGGGTACTGCACGGTTCCCGATCTCCGGGCGCACCTTCAGGACTCCGGGTCCCGGCTGGACACCGATCTCCTGGAGCGAGCCATCACGGCCGCATCCCGCGCCGTTGACGCTCACTGCGGGCGCAGGTTCTGGCAGGACACCGTCCCGGTGACGAAGTCCTACGTCGCGCCGTATCCGGACGTGGCATGGGTGGACGACATCTCCGAGACGAGCGCTCTCATCGTGGAGGTGGGCGGCCCCGGCTCGTGGTCGGCGCTCACACTGGACTCCGACTTCGTGCTGTGGCCGGACATCCCGGATGCGGCGCACGCGTGGTGGCGGATTGAGATGATCGACGGGGCGATCCCCCGCCCGGTGGGTCGCGCGCGGAATCTCCGGGTGACGGCGAAGTTCGGGTGGTCGGACGTGCCGGACGCGGTCCGCGCGGCCACGATCCTGAAGGCGGCGAGCCTGTTCCAGCGCAAGGACGCGGTGTTCGGCGTGGCCGGGTTCGGGGAGTTCGGCCCCGTCCGGATCACGCGCAAGGACCCGGACGTTTACGATCTTCTCCATGATTACGTCAGGGGGTGGGCGTGATGCCTGAGCTGTCGGACATCCGCCACGCGCTCAAGACGACGCTGGAGGACCTGATTCCGTCGCTCACCGTCCATCCCACGGTGCCGGACTACGTCCCGGTGCTTCCCGCTGCGCTCGTGATCCCGTTCCAGACGGAGTACGACGTGGCCATGGGCCGGGGTGTGGACACCTACGAGTTCGATCTGATGGTGCTTACGTCCACCAACGACATGGGGCTTCGCCAGGATGAACTTGACGAGTACGTGTCAGGCGGCGGGCCGAAGTCGATCCGGCGGGCGCTGTTCGAGCGCCGGAATCTGGGGCTGCCCGGTTGCGACGCTCACGTGGCCCAGATGTTGGAGTACGGGGCGCGGTTCCCGCTGGGTGACGTGGAGCACCTGGGAGCCCGACTCCGGCTCATCGTCCACGCGAAGTCGAGTTAGGAGATCAAGGTGGCTGACAGCGGACGGCGGTTCCGGGTGATCGGGTTCCGCTCCGTGGCCGGACGCCGGAACGGTGAAGAGATCAGCGAAGACGACCTCCGGGAGGCCGGGGCCAACATCACGGCGTTGATCGCGGGTGGTCACATCTGTGAGGTCCGGCCCAAGCCCGCCCGGCGCGCCGCGAAGGCCGACCCGGAGCCGGACGGGGGTGACGAGTGATGAGCACGTTCGCGCTCACGGACGCCGTGATCTGGGCGGGCGGATACGACCTGTCCGGCGACTCCAACTCGGTCACGATCAACTCGGAGGTGGAGGACCTGGAGGTGACCACCTTCGGCTCCAGCTTCCGCTCCCGGATCGGCGGTCTGAAGTCCGTCTCCATGGACGTGTCGGGCTTCTGGCAGGCCGGTACCGGCACCGTGGACCCGGAGCTGTTCTCCGCTCTGGGCGTGCGGAACCGGGTCGTCACGGTCGCGCCGGAGGACGCGGAGGGTGCCACGGCGTACATGTTCCGCGCCGGGATCTTCTCCTACGAGATGTTCGGCGCGGTCGGGGAGGCCACGCCGTTCTCCATCTCCGCTCAGGGCACGGACGGTCAGGGCCTCATCCGGGGCAAGATCGCCAAGGGGAAGGCCACCGTCTCCTCCACCGGACCCACGGGGACACCGGTGAACCTGGGCGCTGTCGGCGCGGACCAATTCCTCTACGCCACGTTCCACGTGTTCAGCGCCGGGACCACGATCACGGTGGACGTGGAGTCGGACGTGGACGGGAGCTTCGGCGGCCCCACGACCGTCGCCACGCTGGGGCCGGTCACGTCGGCCGGGGGAACCTGGGCCGCCCGGGTTCCCGGGCCGATCACGGACACGCACTTCCGCTTCAACGTAGACGCGGTCACGGGGAGCTTCGTGATCGCCGGAGCTATCGGGATCGGGTCATAGGAGGGATGAACGCATGGCCACCTTCGCGTTCACGGACGCGTACGTCAGCATCAACAGCGTGGACCTGTCGGACCACGTCAGGTCCGTCACGATCAACGTGGAGGCTGAAGACCTGGAAGACACTGCCATGGGGAGCACGTTCCGCTCCCGGATCGGCGGCCTGAAGGACTGGAGTCTCGACATCGAATTCAACCAGGACTTCGACTCGTCTGAGGTGGACGACACGATCTGGCCCCTCCTGGGAACGGTCGTGGCGGTGGAGGTCCGGCCCACGTCGTCTTCGGTGTCGGCTACCAACCCGAAGTTCTCCGGCAACGTGCTCGTGAGCGAGTACAACCCGCTGGACGGGTCGGTCGGTGACCTGGCGACCACGTCCGTGTCGTGGCCGGGCTCCGGGACGCTCACCCGGGCCACGTCGTAGGAGCCGGTCATGCCGCCGCGTCGCCGTTCGGCCACTCCGATTGATCCCAAGTCGGAGGCGGAACTTCGCGAGATTCAGCGGATCTTGCAGAAGTACGCTCGTCAGCCGGAGTGGGACAAGATCATCCGACGTGAGTTGTCCAAGATCGAAGGTCCGGCGCTGACCAAGGTTCGGGCCAAGATCCGGGGCATCCCGTCCAAGACCCGGAATCGGGGTTCGCGCGGCGGGCGGCAGACCAGCCTACGGTCGGAGATGATCCGGGCCGTCAAGTTCAACGTGGATACATCACGCCAGTACACCGGGGCATTCATCTTCCTGGACGCGCGGGCCATGCCGTCCGGCCGGGAGAATCTCCCGGCGTACATGGAGGGCGTCCGGTATTACACGCGATGGCGGCACCCCGTCTTCGGCGACTATGACACATGGGTGACCCAGCGAGGCCACAAGTACTTCTACCGCACGCTCCGGCCGTTCGAGGTGAAGGCGGCCCAGGCGGCGGAAGTGGCCATTCAGCAGATCAGAAAGGATCTTCGAGCATGATCGTCAAGTGGCGGGAACGGCGTGACGACGGCTCCACCGTCGTGCACGAGTTCGATTGGTCAGGCTCCCCCACCACCCAGGAGGGCCGCTGGATTAAGCAGCGGACCGGGTGGACCACCAGGAAGTTCATCGAAGCCCTGGACGAACTGGACCCAGACGCGGTGATCGCCCTCGTCTGCACGCTCGCGGCGCGGCACGGGCGAAAACTCTCCTGGGACACGCTGGACATTGATCCGGTGTCAGACCTGGAGATCATCCCGACGAAGGACGAGGAAGACCGGATCAAGGAGGCGGCGGCCCAGGAGGCGGAGAGCCGGGGAAAGTCGCTCCCGGCTCCGTCCGTGGACACGGCAGAACCCGCCGCGAGTGGTGGGACGACGAATGGCCACCTGAGCGCGGCGGCCTTGAAGCCCAGTGCCGGGCCTACGCCGCCAAGTTCTGGAGCCGTTTCGGTCTGACGTATAAGGACATGGCAGACCTGGACGTGGAGACGTTCCTGTTCTTCGTGCGTCAGGCGGACCTGATGGATGAGGAAGATCGCAAAGCGGCGAACAGGGCGGCCCGGAGGTCACGCTAAGCGACGGGGGAGGGGTTATGGTCACGTCCGGAAGGCCGGGTTCCGGCCACCGGGCATCTGTGACCATAACCCCTTTTACCTGCGAAAACGACGAACAGAAGGGTCCGAGGGTAGTTGTACCACAACCACCCCTCAACCCGTCTGCGGGGCTCTCAGGGCCGTCTAGAGGGTGTTCACGCTCCGTATACGACGAGGGAGGTGGAGGGTGGCCGAACGGTACGACTTCCACGCCGATCAAAGTGTGACGTTCGATCGAACGATCACCTGGAAGGATCACACGGGGAGCCCGATCAACGTTTCGGGCTTCAGTGCGCGCATGCAAATCCGGGACCGAATCGGCGGGACCGTGCTCCACGAGTTCAACTCCGGCGACGGGTCGATCGTGCTGGGTGGGTCGTCCGGGCCGACCGGCGGCAACCGGCGCGCCTTCTACCTGTCCGGTCAGACCGGCGTTCCCGCCTCGTTCGACCCGACCTCTGCCGGGACGGCGACCACGTTCATTCCCCTGTACGGCGTCAGCGGTTCGTAGGAGTCCCCCGTGGCACGCACGCTTGCACTGAACCTTCTTCTGAAGGTCTCCGGCTCCGAGACCCTGGGGCAGGCAGAGAAGAAGATCTCAAAGCTCCAGGACCGTCTGGGCAAGTTCAACGAGGTCGCGAACAAGGTTGGCGTCGCCGCCGGAGTCGCCTTCGGGGCCGGTCTTGTCGGCGCGATGGACGCGAGCAAGGGCCGGGCCAAGCTCCAGGCACAGCTTGGGCTCACGGAGAAGGACTCCGCGAAGATCGGCGCGGTCGCGGGCAAGGTCTTCTCCCAGGGCTTCGGCGAGTCCATGGACGACGTGAACACCGCGCTTACCGCCGTGGTCCAGAACATGGACGGGATGCGCGACGCGTCGTCCGGGACGCTGGAGCACATGGCGAAGCAGGCCCTGACAGTCGGTCAGGTCCTTGACGAGGACGTGGGCCGGGTCACGGCAGGTGTGACCAACCTTCTCCGGACCGGGCTCGCCAAGAGCGCCGACGAGGCGTTCGACATCATCGTCCGGGGTGCCCAGCTTGGGGGCAACCGCGCGGCCGACCTCCTGGACACCTTCGAGGAATACGCGGTCCAGTTCCAGAACATGGGGCTATCCGGCAAGCAGGCCATGGGGCTGATCACCCAGGGCCTTCAGGCCGGTGCCCGGAACGCCGACCTCGTCGCGGACACGATCAAGGAATTCTCGATTGAGGCCGTGGCCGGGTCGGACAAGATCCGGAAGGGTCTTAACAGCCTAGGCGTGGACGCGGACAAGGTGATCTCCGACCTCGGAGCCGGTGGCCCGCGCGCCGCGAAAGCGTTCGACTCGGTCCTGGACAAGCTCCGGGCGATCGAAGACCCGGTCAAGCGGAACGCTGTCGCCGTGGAGCTGTTCGGGACCAAGGCCGAAGACATGGGTCAAGCGTTGTACGCGCTGGACCTGGACACGGCGGAAAAGGGCCTGGGAGCGGTCGCCGGGGCAGCGGAGAAGGCCGGGAATGCGCTGACCGAGAGCGCGTCCGCGAAGATCGAAAAGTTCAAGCGGACGCTGATGACCACGTTCGTTGGCGTGATCGGAAACGAGGTCATTCCCAAGATCGAAGGTCTGATCAACTGGCTTGGCAAGATCGGGGTGACCCCGAAGGGCATCGTGGCGGCCGGGGCGGTGCTCGCCGGGCTCGCCGTGTCGGTCAAGCTGGTGACCGGCGCGCTCGCCCTCTACAGCACGGCCCTGAAGGTCGCGGCGGCCGGGAGCAAGATCGCCGCCGGGGCCACGTGGCTGTTCAACGCGGCGCTCCGGGCTAACCCGATCGGGATCGTGGTCACGGCGCTTACCGCGCTCGTGGCGGCGGTCGTGCTCGCCTACAACAAGTCCGAAACATTCCGCAAGATTGTGCAAGCGGCGTGGCAGGGGATCGTCACGGCCGCCAAGTGGGCATGGTCGAACGTCTTGAAGCCGGTGTTCGACGGGATCAAGTCCGTGATCACGGGAGTCGTCATCCCCGCCGTGCTGTGGCTGTGGAAGAACGTCTTCCAACCGGCCTGGAAGGGGATCTCCTTCGCGGTCAAGGTGGCGTGGGGGATTATCCGCGTCGCGTTCACGGCGTTGGTCTACGGCCTGAAGAAGACGGTCGGCCCGGCCGTGAACTGGCTGTGGAAGAACGTCTTCCAACCGGCCTGGAAGGGGATCTCCTTCGCGGTCAAGGTGGCGTGGGGGATCGTGAAGATCATCTTCGCCGCCTGGAAGACTTATCTCCAGAAGGTGGTCGGCCCGGTCGTGACCTGGCTGTGGAAGAAGATCGTCCAGCCCGCGTTCCAGGGTGTGGGCAAGGTGATCTCCACCGTCTGGAACACAGTCGTCCGTCCCGCGTTCGACAAGTTCAAGTCCGGNGTGAAGCTGGTGGCGTCCGCCTTCAAGACCGCCGTGTCGAATATCGGCAAGTGGTGGAACAAGATCCGCGACGCGGCGAAGAAGCCTGTGAAGTGGGTGATCGACACTGTCTACACGGGCGGGATCAAGAAGGTCTGGGACGCGATCGCGGTTAAGGTCGGCGCGCCGAAGCTCCCGGATGCCCCGAAGTTCGCCTCCGGCGGTAAGATCAACGGTCCCGGAGGGACCAAGTCGGACCGCGTCCCGATCCTCGCGTCCCGTGGGGAGTTCGTGGTCAACGCCAAGGCCACCCGGCGCTTCCTGCCGCTGCTGGAGCGGATCAACCGCACCGGCGGGCCGGACGCCACTACCGCCAAGGCCACTGGCTTCATGGGCGACCCCGGCGGCGTGCTCCCGGGCTTCGCGGGCGGCGGCCTGATCGACGGCATCTCGAAGTTCCTGAAGGCAGCCAAGGACTGGTTCGCCCAGGGAGCGGTCAAGGCCGCGAAGTGGGTCACCGACCCCCTCCTGTCGCTCGGAGACAAGACGCTCGGGCGGACGAGCTTCGGCCGGATGTTGATGGGGCTTGTGAGGCAGGCGGTCAAGAGCGTCCTGGGGTGGATCGGCGGGAAGGAAGACAAGCTCGGAGGCATGGGCCAGCGCGCGGTGAACGCGGCGCGATCCCAAATAGGCGTGCCGTACTCGTGGGGCGGCGGCGGGCCGCATGGTCCGAGCTACGGCTTCGCCCAGGGAGCGGGCATCCGGGGCTTCGACTGCTCCAGCCTCATGCAGTACGCGTGGTACAAGGCGTCCGGGAAGATCATCCCGCGCACCACGTACCAGCAGATGCCGTGGCTGAAGAAGATCGCGTCTCCCCGGCCGGGTGCTCTGGGCTTCCCGCACTCCGGCCACGTATTCATGTACTCCGGCAACGGCCGGATCGTGGAGGCCCCGTACACCGGTGCCCGCGTCCGCGAGACGGCGGCACGCCGGGTGATGTTCTGGGGCATGCCGCCGTTCGCGTCGGCCGACTCCGGCGTGGCCGTGCTCCGGCCCGGGATGAATATGATCCACAACGGGACCGGCGGTCCCGAACCCCTCGTGGACCCCCGGAAGTACGGCGGCAACACCTATCAGATCACGGTCAACGTCGCTCCCGGAGGGGACCTGGCGAAGGCGGGCGCGGAGGTGGTCCGGGCGATCAAGGAATACGAGCGGCGCAACGGCACCATGTGGCGGAAGTGAGGTGACTCGTAAGTGTCACTCCCGGTCTTGAGTGTGGCCGTTGATTTCATGAATGACGGGACGTGGACCGACATCTCGTCGTACCTCCAGCGGGTAGAGATCCGGCGCGGCTCCACCCGAGTGGAGTCGCCGATCGTCCGCTACGAGGCGGGGACGTGCGTCCTCACCCTGGACAACTCGGACCGGCGGTTCGACCCGACCAACCTCNCNGGGCCGTACACCATCCCCGCCGACACTCCGTCGTCCGGCGTGCAGCAGGCGCGGTGCAACCGGACACTGCTGTCCGGCCATGGCTACACGGTGGCCGTCCCCTCCACCGACCCGGACACGGCGGAAGCCGTGCTGGTGGCTACGACCCAGGGGACCGGCGAGGGAACCTCGTTCACGTGCGCGCGGCCGACCGGCGCGACCACCGGAGACATCTTGATCGCCTTCCAGGCCGGGGACTGGGGGTACGCCTCCCAGATGACCACGCCGTCCGGCGGCGGCACGTGGCAGTTGCTCGCGAGCCGGGACAACGGCGCGTATGACCTCCACACGAAGATCTGGTGGAAAGAGATCTCCGGGGCCGAACCCTCGTCTTACACCTTCTTCCAGGGGGACCAGTCCGGCGGCATTGTGTTCATCGCGGCCGTCCGGAACGCGTCCGGCACGACCCCGGTCGCAGACAGCACGGCCAACAACGGCACGGCGTTCTTCGATACCCCGGCGATCACGCCGACGAGTGCGGCCGACTATGAGTTCCGGTTCGTCGCCGGGTCGTTCCCGGAGGCCTCGGGCACCACGTGGGACTGGACCAACACCAACGGCTACACGGAGCTTCACGACGTTCAAGTGGGCTGGTTCACGTCCGCGTCGCTGGCCTCCAAATCCCTCTCAGGGCTCGTTTCGAGTGATGGCGGTACTTTGGTCAAGCCCATGCGTCCCGTGCGCGTACGAGCCATCTGGGACGCTCCTGGGACCTCCCCCAACCTCGTGGACAACCCGTCCGTGGAGACGAACACTACGGGATGGGCGTCCAACCCGGAGACGACGGTCACGCGCTCGAACGAACAGGCGTACGACGGCTCGTGGTCGCTGAAACTGGTGAGGAACGGGAGCAACCTACTCAATGTGCACCTGGTGGAGTGCCAGGGGATCAGCGGGAACGCCGGGACGGCCGGGAAGCACGTCTACGTTTCCGCCATGGTCTACGTCCCGGCCGCCGCGTGGCAGTACTTCAACGGCTTCGCGCTGAACGCGGGCTCCGGCTTCCCGCCGACGTTCACGGCCAGTCCGCCGGGGCCGGACCAGTGGTTCCGGATCGAACTCTCGACGATCCTCGAAGCCGACGTGGACGACGTGCAGATTCAGTTCTGGATGGACGAATCCACTCCCAACGGGACCACGATCGGCTACGTGGACGACGTGCACGTGGAGATCAGCGAGCACGACCTGTTCACCGGATACGTGGACTCCTGGGACATCGAGTGGACCGGGCCGAACAGCTCCGTGGTCACGGTCCCGTGCACGGACGCGTTCAAGATCTTCTCCAACTACGACCGGGTGGGAGGACCGGCCGTGGGTTCCGCCGAGAATTCCGGCGCGCGGATCAACCGGATCTTGAACGGGATTGGGTGGCCCGCCGGGAAGCGGAAGATCGACACCGGGGACGTGGCGCTCCAGTCTACGACGCTGGAGGGCAACGCGCTGGAAGAGATGCAGCTCGTGGCCGACACGGAGGTGGGGGAGCTGTACGTGGACGGCTCCGGTAACGTCGTGTTCCGGCGGCGATCGGCGATCACCACCGATACCCGGTCCACCG